TGCGCCGGAGAATCTTTTCAAGATTCCACCACCCGATTGCAACCGTTTTGTTCACTACCGAAAGGAAAGCCAAAATGGCTTTGTCTGATCGCGTGGCCGAACAGCGCACCGAAATTCAATCCAAGATCGATGCGCTTATTGCCACCGCCGAAACCGAATCCCGCACCGCTTTGACCGATGACGAAACCAGCACTTTCAATGCGCTGGTTTCTGAGCGTGACAGCCTTGATGCACAGCACACTTCTTTGATTGCTGAAGAAGCCCGCAAGGCCACGGTTGCTGATGCACCCGCCGCCCGCACCGCTTCGGTGCAGGTTGTGTCTGAGCCTTCGACCTACCGCAAGGGCGACCCTTCTTCGCCTTCGTACTTCCGCGACCTGACCGCCGCTTCTTTGAACCGTGGCGATTCACAGGGTGCTGTGGAGCGTTTGCGCCGTTCCGACATGGAACAGCGTGCCATTTCCACCACTGATGGTGGCATTGGTGAATTCGTGCCACCAGCATGGATGACCGCTGACTATGTTGCTCTTGCCCGCGCTGGCCGTGTGACCGCTGACCTGTTCAGCAAGCAAGCACTACCAACCGGCACTGACAGCATCAACCTTCCGAAGATCACCACCGGTGCATCAACGGCCGAACAGTCTTCCCAAAACAGTGCTGTTTCCAACACTGACATGGTGACCACTTCGGTTGTCGGCAATGTTGCAACGATCGCTGGCCAGCAGGTCGTTTCGGTTCAATTGGTGGAGCAATCACCGGTGAACCTTGACCAGATCATCTTGGCTGACCTTGCGGCTGACTACGCCACGCGCCTTGATGTTTTCTGCCTAAGCAACAACGCAACCGGCAAGAAGGGCATCTTGAATGTTTCTTCAACTTCGGCCAGCACTTACACTGACGCATCCCCCACGGTTGCGGAATTGTACCCAAAGATCGCGGATGTAATTCAGCAGATCGCATCCAACCGGTTTTTGCCGGCTGATGCAATCGTGATGCACCCTCGCCGATGGGGTTTCTTCTTGGCCGCGCTTGATGGTCAGAATCGCCCATTGGTTGTGCCGGCGGCTAACTCACCTTACAACGCCGGTGGCGTTGCAGACAGCGTTGCTGGTCAAGGTTCGGTTGGCACGCTTCTTGGTCTGCCTGTGTACCTTGATGCCAACATTCCCACAAACAGTGGTGCTGGCACGAACCAAGACACCATCATTGCTGGTCGTTTCAGTGATCTGGTTTTGTTCGAAGGTTCACAGCGTGCAGAGGCATTCCGCGAAACGAAGGCTGACCAACTTTCCGTGTTGTTCCGTCTTTACAATTACGCGGCAATTGTCACTGAGCGTTTCCCGAAGTCCATTGGACTTGTCACCGGAACAGGTCTGGCCACCCCGACCTTCTAATTTCGGTTCAACCCTTGGCGGGTTCTCTCACATCCAAACCCAAAAGGTTTGGGTGTGGGGGAATTTGCCAAAACATTTCACAACACTTTGATTGGATTGATGATGGACAACGAAACCGCGATCAATGCTTACCAACGCGAATTGCATTCCGCAATCGTTCACAAACTACCGCGCGAAAAGGTCGAAGCGATCCGCGCCGAATTGGCCGCGCTTGGTGTGAAGCCTGATGTTGAAACCGCTGGTGCGGGTTCAGCCGCTAAGCGCACCCGCAAAACAGCATCCTGATTTTTTCTTCAATACTTTGTGAAAGGTGGTGTGACCAATGGCCAGCGCGTACCCATCGGGCTTTGATTCGTTAGCGAAACCCACGGCAACAACGAAAGAAGATGACGCGGGTTTTGAACATGACATTGTTCACACCAATGAAGCCAACGCAATTGAAGCGGTGCAAACCACCCTTGGGTTGAACCCGCAAGGCGCGTTTGCCACGGTTGATGCACGCATTGATGACCTTGAAGTGTTGGGCAAACCTGTTTTGTCAAAGGTGCGAAACAGCACAGGTGCAACCTTGACCAAGGGAACAGCGGTCTATTTGTCGGGTGCTACCGGCAACCATGTGAATGTGACCAAGGCTTTGGCCACTTCTGATGCGACTTCGGCCCGCACCCATGGTTTCATCTATTCCGACATTGCCAACAATGCTGATGGGTATGTGATTGTCGAAGGCTACCTTGAAGGCATTGACACCAGCGCGGCCGCAAGCGATGGGCAAATTGTCTATTTGTCCGGCTCTGTTGCTGGTGGGTGGACTGTCACCAAGCCCGTTGCACCAATTCACTTTGTCTATTTGGGCGTGATTGCCCGCAAAAATCCTAGTGTTGGCGCAATCTATGTGAAGGTTCAAAACGGTTTCGAATTGGACGAAATCCACGATGTGTTGATTGTGTCTGAGGCCAATGGCGATTTGTTGAAATACGATTCGGCATCAGGGCTGTGGAAGAATGCGGCCCAATCAACTTTGACTGTCACGCAATCGCAGGTCACTAACCTGACCACTGATTTGGCCGGCAAGGTGGGAACGGCCCGCACGATCAGCACAACCGCACCATTGGCTGGTGGCGGTGACCTTTCCGCTGATCGAACCTTGACCATTGCTGATGCAACCACATCTGTGAAGGGTGCGGTTCAACTTACCGATTCAACTTCTTCAACATCCACCACCACGGCCGCGACACCCAATGCGGTGAAATCGGCTTACGATTTGGCCAATAGTGCTGTGCCGAAGTCCACGGTGACCACAACCGGTGATCTGATCGTAGCCAATGGCGCATCATCTGTGACGCGGTTAGCGGCTGGCACTAGCGGGCAGGTCTTGACCGCGAACGGTGCGGGCGTTGCGCCGACTTACCAAGCGGCGGCCGGTGATGGAAAGTTGTTTGTGCAGGAAGGCGCAACGACACCAAACAATGCCAATGGCAATAATGGCGATTTTATGGTTCTTTCGTATGAACAAGGCACGGGGTTTAGCAACTTTGCGCGACTGATTGGCCCGAAGGCGGCGGGCGCGTGGCCTGCTGGTGGTGCAAATTCGCAGATCAACACTTATGGCGATTACATCGGACTTCCGCAACGATCAAAAACAATGAAGTCAAGTGACCTTTTGCCAGGCTGGCAGATGGATTTTGATACAGCATGGGCAACCGGCACTGTCCCATCTGATTTGACACGCGATGGCACTTTTGGTGGCGCTTGGTATTCAAGCGTTGCTGGCACCACGGTTGGGCTTAGTCGGTACAAACCAGCAACAGGCGCAGGCATGGCGTTCTTTTCTGGACAATTCAAGATCACAACATTGCCAGAGTCCACGCGGTTTTTTTACTTTGGTCAGATCGTCACATCCGCTTCTAGCGTTTATGGTTATTGTGCACGCATTGATTCTGCTGGTGCTGTCACTATCCGAATTGAAGATGCCTTTGGTGTTTCTTCAACGCTTGATTCTGGCATGACAGTTGCGGTAAATGATTCTGTTTTGGTTGAGCGGTTTGGCTATCGTTTCACTGTGATGAAGACGGCAACAACAGGCCGTGAATGGCTTGACGCTGATGCCGCCGCTACATCGCGCCCATTGAACGCGCGTATTGGTCAGGGGAGCACAGACTCTTTGTACGCACGTCTGTTTGCCGCATCATCATTTGGGCTTGCCACTAATTCGGTAAGCGTGCGCGTTTCTGAAGTGGGGTTTGCAGGATGACAATCACACCACCACAATTGCCAGAAGGTGTTGATCCACCAACACAGGCTGAATTGGATGCTTGGCGCGTGGCCGCCGATGAACAAAACGCCTACATTGCGGCGCAAGAGCGGGCAGAGGCAGACCGGCAAGCCGCTTTGGCGCAACCGATCACACCTTTGCCGATCAGTGGTTCAACGGTTTCAGCGGTGAAGGCTAGTGCCGATGCTTCGGTGAAAGACCTTGCCACCCAAATGCAAGCAAAGATTGATGCGATCCTTGGCGGTGTGTAATGTCACAAAATTACCGTTCAACATTTTTTTACAGAAACCAAGGAACATACCCACAGGGTGCGCAATCAACACCATCAAAGGTTGATGCTTTCAATGCTGGCCGGCAAACCGTTGGTGGTTATGTGCCAGCCAAAATTTCTGTGATCAGGTCAAACCCAAGTGAAGTGAAGGTGAACCGTTTTGACTACCTATGAAATCGGGCAGGTTTTGACCTTCGCTGTGACGGTGAAGGATGCCACCGGCACTTTGGTCAATACCGGCACAACACCGGTTTGCACCATCACCTTGCCCGATGGCACAACATCGCTTGGCACAATCACCAATCCTTCGACCGGCAACTATGTTGCCACCCTTACATCAACCCTTGCGGGCCGGCATCGCGCAAGGTGGACAGCCACAGGGACAAATGCTGGTGGTTTCCCCTACACTGACACCGCCGATGTGTGGGCCACTGATCCACAATTAGTGATCAGCCTTGGTGATGCGCGGGATGAATTGAACCTTGATGCCACCGAAACGGTCAATGATGATGAATTGCGGTTGTATGTTGCGGCCACCACACAGATCATGGTTGATTTGTGTTCACCTTTGAACATTGCTGTGTTGCCATCTAGTCGGGTTGAAGAGCATGAACCGGCTGGTTCACAATTAGTTTTGCGCCGTAAGTCACCAACAACCCCAACCAGCGCAATTGAATACATCGGGACAGCGGCCTACACCATCCCCTATTCGGCCACCCCAAATGCTGGTGGTGATTCGTTCACCTATGAACCACAAACCGGAATCTTGACCCGCCGCGTTGGTGGTGTGCCCTACCGCTGGCGGGGCACTGTGCAGGTGTCCTACACATGGGGAAGCACAGAGATCAATCCGCGCGTGGTGTTGGCGGCGCGTGCGCTAGTCGCGCACCTGTGGTCAATTGGAAACCGTGGATGGCGACCAAGTTTTGGTGGCAATGAAGCGATCATGCAAACCCCCATGGGGTACGCAATCCCACGCCGTGTGGTCGAAATGCTTGATCCGGCTGGTTCACCTTCCGTTCAGGTGGGGTGACCGTGGCCACATCAAAAGGCAAGGTTGTGAAAGCGAACCTGTTCACCCTTTGCCAAACCCTTTTTCCACCACCGGTTTTGGTGTCATACGGTTTGCCGGCAACGGATCAACCCAATGACATTGTGGCCATTTGTGAAGCCGGAACGGCCGACACAATGCGGGCCAACCAAGAAGCCAAAACCTATGGCCCACGCACCCGCGAAGAAACCACCTTTGTTTCAATTCTCATTTCGTCTTGGCGTGGCACGATGGATCAACAAATTGTGTCCGAATTGGTTTTTGATGCAATGGCCACCTTGGAAAATTCTTTGCGCACCGATCCAACAATTGCTGGTGCGGTGCGTGAAGCGAACATTGATTCTTGGGAATTGACCGAAACAGATTTCAACGATTTGCCAGCGGGTCGCTATGCCGAAATTTCGGTGATAGTTCGCGCCCGACACCGCATCTGAAAGGAAAAAACATGGCAACAAACACCATCAAATTGGTGAACACAAACCCGCTTGGCGCAATTGATCTTCCCATTCTTGGCCGCACAATTGAAGCCGGTGAAGAATTCGAAGTGGCCGCCGACCTTGGCAAAGCACTTCTTGAACAAATTGGCAACTATGCCGAAGCAAAAACCACCAAGCCCGCGAAGGCTACTGACACACCGGAAGGCAAAGAATAATGGCGACAACACAGGATTCCAGCGTTGGCATTGGAAAAGAATCCACCTACGGAACATCAGTGACCCCAACCCGCTGGTTCGAATTCACCGATGAAAAGTTTGAATTCAAGCCCATGCGGAAGCAGGGCAAGGGTTTGCGCGTTGGTGGCCGGCTGGCCCGATCTGGTCGCCGTGTGACCACCGGCCTTGAAGTGACCGGTGAATTGAACCTTGAAGCGGTCACCAAGGGTCTTGGTTTGTTGTTTGAAGGTGCGCTTGGTTCGGGTACTTCGACCCTAGTTTCTGGCACAACCTACCAACAAAACTTTGTCATTGGTGACACCCTGTCTTCGTTCACGGTGCAAAAGGGTTTGGTGCAAGAAGATGGCACTGTCACCCCTTACACCTTCACCGGTTGTGTCATTGATTCGTTTGAAATCACTTCGGGCACTGATGAAGTGGTGTCGCTGAAGTTTGGGTTTGATGGCAATGGTGGGGTCAGCACAGCGACTCCATACACCACGCCTTCATACCCAACCACGCCTTCATTGTTCACTTTCACCCAAGGTGTTTTGACTTCCGGCGCATTCACCGCACCCACCAACACCACGCTGGCCAGCGGTGCAACGACCATTGCCAATGTCACCGAATTTTCAATCAAGGGTGAAAACAAACTAACAGGTGGAATGCGCACCTACGGTTCAGCGGGTAAGCGTGGCACAAAGCCGCGTGCCGGCGATCGTGCCGATGCCATCAATGGCAAGGTGAAAGTCATTTACACCGACACCACTTGGCGCGATGCATCGTTCAATGACACCGATCTTTCACTGATCTTGACCTTCACCACCACGGAAGCATTGTCCACCGGCTTTGCCACCCTTCAGATTGCCATTCCGGTTGCACGCCTTGAACCAGAAACCCCACAGGTCAAT